AGACCTCGCCCAGTAGCTCAAAGCAAATATGTTCCTCCACACAGAAGAGGAGGAAAGACCAAGAAACGAACACTGAAAAAGAAGAAGACGCGGCGTTTACAGCGAAAGAGAGTTTAAACATCAAATGTTTGGTGCTCTTATTCTTCTTGCGACTGCTCTGACCAGTATTCGTGATTGTGGAAATGGACAGGGACGCGCTTCACTGCTCGCATTTGACAGTTCACCCGCAAGCCCAAAGGCAGGGGACAACGTAAGTCTCTGGGTTGCGTATGACCTTCCTGCTCCTGAAATTACGGGTGGAACTGCAACGTATTCTTTTTCGTATAACGGCATTCCTTTCGCACCCACTGTCAACCCTCTGTGTAACGAGACCTCCTGTCCGAAACAGACTGGATTCAACAATGAGTCTTCAGTAAGTGAATTTCCGTCAGGACTCAGTGGCAAGCTTGTCTCTTCAATCAAATGGAATGACCAGAACGACGACCTCGTCTGGTGCGTAGAAACTACTTGGAAAGTATAATAATGGTGAGGACTGAGATATCCGAAATCGTCAACGAAAGCCTTCCACCTGCGTCAATTGACGCGTTAAAGGCACTTCGCAATCAAATGTGTGAAACCACGCAACAGTCTGGATTCAAACTCCAGAGCCAACAGCGATTTTTGCGTCGCATTCTGTCTCCCGACAGCCCGAACCGCAATTTGCTCATGGTTCACGGCACAGGTACAGGAAAGACCTGTACCGCAATCCAAGTCGCAGAAGAGTACATCTTGCGTCCCGAGTTCCAGGACAAGAAGGTGATGATTGTGGCATCCGCTGCAGTCCAAGATAACTTTCAAACTCAACTGTTTGACATGTCGCGGGTCAACATTGACACCGTCGCAGGAACGTTAGAATCCAAACAATGTACGGGAAGAAGGTACCTGGACATGTTGTTGCGAATTGAATCAGAACCCAAAAATTGGAATAATCCTGATGTCCGTGCGAAACTGGAACGCACTGCGAATTTGATTATCAAGGAGTTTTATGAGTTTATGGCATACAACTCGTTTGGTAATCTGATTCTCAGCAAATTAGGAGGAACAGAAAAGGACATTGACCGTGCGTGGGTACATGAAAACTTTGACAATCGTCTGTTGATTATTGATGAAGCCCACAACATTCGCGAGTCCAAAGATGATGAAGGTATGAAAGGAGTCACTCGTGCATTGGAGAATCTGGTCAAGGTTGCGGATGGGTTGGTCTTGGTGTTTCTCACAGCAACTCCCATGTATGATACGTTTAATGAAATTACTTTTTACATGAACCTGTTTCTGTGGAATGACCGCAAACAGAAACCTACTGAGTCTGTCAAGATAACTGATTTCTTCAACCCCGATGCGACACTCAAAGCAGGAGCAGGTGGAGAACAATTCCGCAAATGGTGTCAGGATTATGTGTCCTTTGTCAAGGGCGAGAATCCATTTACCTTTCCGTTTCGTCTGCCTCCTCCCAAGTCCGTGTCTCGTGATGCGATTACATCTTCCTTCTTGGGCAAACCCATTCCTCCTGCGGAACGCATCCAGTATTTAGCACTTGTCGGGTCAGAAGCGAAAGGTGCTCAACTCGCAGCACTCAAGGGAATGGAGACAGAAGATGAAGAAGAGAAGAAGCGTGTTTTGATGCAAACGACTATCGCAGTGACGCCAGGAAACAAGTCTTTCAACGAGCTGTTCAAGTCAGTAGGCAAGCAATATGATTATGTGGGCGAATCCTTTCTGACACCTGAGAAACTCCCCGAGTACTCGGCCAAGTTTGTCAATATTCTCAAATCCATTGATGGAGGAAGTGGTATTTGTCTGGTGTATTCCAACTTTGTGGCATTAGGTGCTCGTCTGTTTGCCATGGCATTGGAAGAGCATGGATACACGCCGTACACAGGAAACACCATCTTAGCCAATCCTTCGCACAAGGGAAATACAAAAGGCAAATACATTCTTTTGACTTCCGATTCCACGGAAGCCGAATTGTCTCGTCTTCTCGCAGCCGTCAAGAAACCACAGAATCGGGATGGTTCGCAAATTCGTGTTGTGGTTGCGGGACCGATTGTGTCGGAAGGTGTGGATTTCCGCTACATGCGTCAGATTCACGTGATAGATCCGTGGTGGAATATGAGTCGGATTGAACAGGTTGTGGGTCGTGGTCTTCGTACGTGCTCTCATCAGATTTTGCCCTTTGAAGACCAGAATTGTACCGTGTACTTCCACGTGGTTCGCACAGACGATGGCAAGGAATGCTTTGATGAATACACGTATCGCACCAAAGTGGAGCAGAAGGCGATGAAGATTGCGAGAGTACGAAAGGTCATGGCAGAATCCGCAATGGATTGCCCACTCCAAAATCAAATCAATACATTGCCCGAAGACTGGCGGAACTTGGAAGTGGATCAGCGTCAATCCGAGGGAGGCAAGCCTGTGACTTATCGTCTGCGTGGAATGTTGGCACCCACATTTGATGACGCACCTGATGTCGCAGCGTGTATTGTAGACCCAACACCAGAAGACCCTGAGCATGTACGTCCTCTGTCTACCTACTTGGATGTTCGCGACGAAGTGCTGGAAAAGATTGGACGTCTGATGGCAGACAAGCCGATTTGGGATCGGAATCAGTTAGTGGATGCGTTACGCCCCTTTACACGCGAGGTTGTGTTGTTCAACATTCAACAAGCTATAACCTCTGGATTCCGATTCAAAGATTCCTTTGGTCGTCCTGCGATTCTGGAATCACGAGGTGAGTTGTACGCGTTAGCACCACTGGGAACTCCCAATGAAACTGTGGTGGAGAGAACGACACAGCCTCCCGCACGTGGAAATATTGACCTTCCCGAAGTCAAAAAGGAAGAACGCGTCCTCGCAGAAGTCGCTCCTGATTTGCTGGACACGAAACGTAAAGAATTCAAATTCCCTGCCGATGCGTCTACGCGGTTCTCGGAAGAGATTTTGAATGGTTATATCTTTGATCACGAGTTCACAGAAGCTGAGAAGCGTGCGTATCTGAAAACTCATCCAGACTCTTTGCCATTTGCGTCTCGTCTATACGTGGAGGGGACAGACTACATTGTTCTGGGCAAGGATGCCTACGAGCCTCCCGAACCACCGATTGGAGACGACTTGACAGCCTACAAGGCTTGGAACACTGCTTTGCTCAACAAGTTCATTGAGAACAAAGACATGTTGTTTGCCTCTCTCAAAAACAACAAGTTAACCATCAGCAAGATGACTGTGGAAGGCGATGTACCCAAACGCAAACGTGAAAAAGGAAGCAAGAAGTTTGAGCCGATTGTGTGTGATACGGGTGAAAACAGTACGTCAGTCATGAATGTCTTCGCAAAATACATTGACAAGAATGGCATTGGTCTTCCTCAAATCAACAACAAAAACATGACGGGTCCTCAGCGTTGTGTCTATATTGAATTGCTGTGTCGCGAAGAACATAGCTGTGTATGGCTGACCCCCGAAGAGCTGGCTGTGCTGTATGATGGCAAATCCGCCAAAGGACAAGAACCCACCAATCAAGATATTTTCACGGAGGCATTTAGAAAATGAAACCAATGTAGTCAATAAGAGTAGACAGTATGTTTGAACGTCGTGAGCTTGTTCGCAATGTCCATATTGATTCTCGCTTTCTTCAACGCAATATTCAGGCAAGCCTTCTCGCACAACTCCGTATGAAGTACGAAGGCATTTGTGTCGCAGAAGGCTACATTCAGCGTCGCAGCATAACTGTTGTAGACCATTCTCTGGGTCGTATGAATTACATCAAGGGTGGACTGGATTACACTGTCAAGTTCCAAGCCGACATTTGTATGCCGCATCCAGGTCAGGTTCTACGCATGCCCGTCGTGCTGAAGAGCAAGCTGGGTCTTCACGTGGAAGCAACCCCTATCAAGGCGTTGTTGCCTCGCGACCTTCACATTGGGATGACCGACTTTGAAGATGTTTCGGAGAAGGAAGAGATCGAATTTGAGGTCGTAGGAGCACGATTCCAGCAAGGCGATGAATCTATCGTAGTGCTTGGAAAGCTGCGAAAGATTATTCAGCCCGCCGCACCCAATCAAGAGGAAATCGCAGTGGATGTCAATGAGCCGATGATGGCAGCTCCTGTAGCAAAGACTGGCGAGGAGCAGGTCGTCAAGAAGGTGACTGTAGACTTGGCGTCTACCAAGGCACCCGACCAAGGACCGCGGAAGAGACGAGTGAGATTGAATCCTGAGGGCAATGCAAAGGCAGATGAAGCGTCAGCAGAAGGAAAAGCTTAAGGAAAATATGGACAAGCTGGACGCCGAGGAGCATGCCCAAATCTTCAATATCATCAAAAAATACACAGACAACTTTACCAAAACGCAAAATGGTGTTTTGATTTCGTCAGAGTCCTTGTCTGACGAATGCTTACTGGAAATGGAGAAGATGGTTGCGTATTACTTGGATCAACGCAAGAACATTGATTTCAACCGTGTCAACCGAAGACAATGAATCCCTTTTTGGTTTGAATACATGCCGTGACCCATCCAAATCGGTCTCGCTCACCGGGAAACACAAAGTAGCCAAACTCTTTATAAAGTCTGTCAATCTCATCAAATTCAGGCTCGCCCTTGTCGGTAATCAGCAAGCGAGTCGCGATGAACTCAATCTCATCAATCAATGGATGATCCACTGTATCCAGCCGAGTATCCATCTCATTCGGCAGGGACGACTCGTCTACGATCTTCAAACACTCCACCAGACGCTGCATTCAATGATTTCCATTCCTTTTTCTCAATACGATTCCATTTTGAGAAAAACGGATGAAACAAGTCCAGCAAAAAGAATAATATGGAGACCCTCATTCCTTCCTCTGTCCAAAAGGACATTGAAGCACTGGTGGCCATTGCGGCCAAGGACAAGAAGGCAGAGCTGGAAATCAAGGTTCTCGGTGGTCAGATTCAGACCAAGGATACAGCCGATCGTATCGTCAAGGCCATTCAGAGCATTGCGACGAACGAGGCATCTGACGAACACCGAGCGACTTTCAGCTATGCCGATGGACTGCGTGTGTCTGTGTTTGGAGCTGAAAACATTCTGAAGGTGTGTAGTAGCAACAGCTTTCGCGGTGTTCCGCTTCAAGTGGAACGCAAGAGACGCTACTTTGATGTGTCGGGCAAGACGGGCGACAAGGACATGATTGATATTCCTGACCTGCGTCTGCGGTTCACACTTCGGCACGAAGAGCCACTGCGAAAGGATTTCAGTGGTTCGCCGATGGATCCGTCGTCGTATGTGCGTATTCTTCATCGCAAGTCGTGGATTACGTCGGACAAGATTCTGCGGATTGACATGTCGCTGGTCAAGACCAAGCAGAAGCAGCACAAGACGTTCTCCGATGTGCTGAAGCAGACGCCTTCGTATGAGCTGGAGGTGGAAGTCGTTAACAAGGAACTGCCTACGAAGACAGTTCTCCAGTCCATGATTCAGAATGTAGAACCTCTGGTCGCAGCCTTTCAGCAGTCTGCCTTTCTGATTACCGATTCGGACAAGCAGAGGTATCTCATGGAGATGGAGGCAACGAAGATGCGATTCATCAATCCCGTGACCATGGAACGCCGTCATATTCTGTCTGAGCGTCCCAACAACATCCTGACGGGATACACAGTCACCAACAAGGCAGACGGCGAACGCTGTATGTTGGTCGTTGCTCGTGACAAGCGTCTTCTACGCTGGTCTCGCGATGGTCGTATCGCATGGACAGGTCTGGTTGCGACCAAGGACACGCACATTGGAGATGTCGTAGATGGCGAGTATCTGTATGACCGCAATCTCTTCTGTATCTTTGATGCCTATCACTTCCGAGGCAAGAACATCCTGCGACTGCCTCTGATGACAACTGACGACGACGTCGCAAAAGACCCGCTCAAGAGCCGACTGGGATGTGCGCATCAGTTTGTGGAAGACTTGAAGAAGGATTTCACTGCTGCGTCTGCCAAGACTCCTCTGCGAATTGAGACCAAGATGTTTCTGGCTGGCAATGGACCTGCGATGGAGCAAGCAATTCGCACAATTCTGGACACCAAGTTTGAGTACCCCACCGATGGGCTCATCTTTACACCTCGTGCGTCTCCTGTCGCACCCATCACGGAACGCAAGGGAGACACATGGCTTCGTCTCTACAAGTGGAAGCCTGCGAGCCAGAATTCCATTGACTTTCTGGTGTCGTTCAAGATGGGTGAGAGCTATGACCCTGTTCTGGCTCAACGAGTCGTGCGTGGAACTCTGTATGTATCACGCACACCGGGCTCGGACATTGTGTATCCCTGCGAGACGTTAACGGGTGAATACAAGCCCCCCGAAATTCCTGCTGAACTCAGGGTCTTGTCAGAGACTCGCGACCGTGCGCCGTCTCCCTTTCAGCCTACCGCACCCAAGTCTCCCGATGCGTACCAAGTGTTGATTCCTGTGAATATCAAGGGGATTCCTGTGGACGAAGAAGGGAATCGTGTAGAGGACAATACCATCATTGAGTGTTCTCGCGATGTGGAAAAGGGGAGATGGAAAATCATGCGAACACGCTACGACAAGACCTATCAGTACCGTGTGTTGAACCAGGCTCAGTTTGGCAATGACATCAACGTCGCAGACTCGATTTGGACAAACATTCACAATCCTGTTTCCGAAGAGATGATTCGCAGTGTGTATAGCAGTCCTGCGAGCGATTCGTTTGAAGATGAGCTGTACTACCGCGACAGTCTGGAGGCACGCGACCGTGTCATGCGAGATGTCATGAGCTTCCACAACAAAATCAAGGAACGTCTGTACCAATCTTCTATCAAGGCAGGAGATACGCTGTTGGAACTCGCGGTGGGTCGTGCGAATGACCTTCACAAGTGGCGAAAGACCAAGCCTGGAAAGATTGTAGGGATTGACCTGTCGCGTGGAAATCTGGAAGGTGCTCGTCAGGGTGCTTGTGTACGCTACCTCCAAGAGAATGCGAAACAAAAGTTGCCTCCTGCTCTGTTTGTTGAAGCCAATATGGTAGAGCCTTTGCTGGAACAGGACAATCACTATCTCAAGATTCTGGATAAGCAAGAGCCTGCTCCAACAGAGTACCTCCAGAAGTTTGCGGGTCTGACGGAATTTGATGTCATCTCTTGTCAGTTTGCCATTCACTATGCGTGCGAATCCGAAGAGACATTCCGCAGTTTCGTGGGCAATCTGACGCGACATGGAAAGGGTTTGTTCTTCGGCACCTGTATGGACGGACAAGCAGTCTATTCGCTGTTGCTGGGGAAGGATGGACACCTCTTCCGTGCCAACAATCAAGTGTTTGGCGAGTTTACCAAGCAGTATGCGGACGGCGAGAGTTGGACAGAAGAGTTTGGAAAAGCCATTACCGTCAAGCTGGAAAGCTTTGAGAGACCCACCAAGGAGTATCTTGTTCCGTTTGGCAAGGTAACGGAAATCTTGAAGGAGAATGGATTTGAGCTGGTAGGGAGCAACATGTTTAGTGATGAGTACGCATCACAGACCGAGTATGTACTCACAGGCGACATCCAAGCCTTCTCCTTCCTTCACCGCGGTTTCGTGTTTAAGCGTGTAGAAGTGGTCAAGCAACCCGAAGAAACGGAAGCCGAAGAGCCAAAGCAAGAGGTAGAGGTCCCCACAATGGCAGCTCCCGAAGAAGAGGAAAAGAAGATGGAAGAAGAGAAGCCGAAGAAGAGGCGAGTGTTGAAGGCGAAGATTCCTAAGGAAGAGACCAAGCCCGAAGAGGAACCCATCTTCTTCTTCATGGGCAACCCCGCACTGAATGAGAACAAGATGCTGAGCAACATGTATGAAGCACCGATTCAGGTGGATGGCATTACGTTTCCTACAAACGAGCACTACTTCCAGTGGTCAAAGGCGAAGATGTTTGGAGATGCGGACATCCAGAACAAGATTCTGAAGACAGCCAGTCCCAAGTCTGCAAAGGCGTATGGCAGAAAGGTCAAGAACTTTGATGCGGAAGCGTGGAATGAGAAGAGGGATTCTGTCATGCGAACGGCAGTCAAGGCGAAACTGATGCAGCATCCTGACATTCTCAAGAAACTGCGTGAGACAGGGACTCGTCCGATTGCTGAAGCTGATCCGCGTGGAAAGTACTGGGGAATCGGAACATCGTCCGACACCTCCAAGGCAAAGGATGTATCTCGCTGGCCTGGACAGAACAAGATGGGGAAGATTCTGATGGAGTTGCGAGATGAGTTGAAGGAATAAATCAAATCCACAATACAAAGATGGACGAGTTCCTCAAGATTGTCAAAACAAGCGGAGATTCACGCGATTATTACGACATTCTGGAAGAGCATCCCGAATATGTCAACCAACAGGATGAGGACGGAAAGACAGCACTGATGTATGCCGCGATGAATGGTTTTAGTGATTCCATGGCGACACTGGTCGAAACACACAAGGCAGATGTGACTTTAAAAGATAAGAGCGGTCGGTCGGCATACGATTATGCTCGGGAGTGGTATGCGGAAAACCCTGAAGAGTATGACAATGACCCCAGCATCCCTGAATATTTTTTGGGTATTCTGACAGCCGCTGCTGCGAAACGGGCAAAAGATATGAGTTCCTTAGCAAAGACTTCCAAGTCGGGGTTGCCTCTTCCTGAAGGTCCTGCGAGCGTGGTTGGAAGTTATTTGACGGGAAAGAAGGGAACGGTGGGTCAGCAAATGACGGCAATCAAGACTTCGGTTGGACGGGGCAAGACACGCAAAGGAAAGAAGAGTCGCAAGAGCAAAAAGAGCCGCAAAAGCCGTCGGGTTTAAATGTTCTCAAAGTATAGACAACAATGCAGATTTTCGTGAAGACTCTTACGGGAAAGACCATTACACTGGATGTAGAGGCATCAGACACGATTGAGAACATCAAGACGAAGATTCAGGACAAGGAGGGCATCCCACCTGACCAGCAACGCCTTATCTTCGCAGGCAAGCAACTGGAAGACGGACGCACACTTGCGGATTACAATATCCAGAAGGAGTCAACCCTCCATCTGGTCCTCCGCCTCAGGGGCGGAAAATGGATTTGAAATGATATAAGCGTAAGAAAGTCCCCTTCAAGATGGAGTTTCAACACAAGGATTGCCACAACACGAGTCTTCATTATGCGCAGCTGATTAAGCGAAACAAGGTTTTGGCAATGGCACGAAACTCGGTAGGATCGCGAGCACGAGGTTGTGGATGGGGTGATCAAACGATACACGCAGAACGTGCAGTCGTGAAGCGTCTTGGCGACAATTCACAACTTCGCGGATGTATCATGGTAGTGGTACGCATCAACAAACAAGGTGAACTAATGGGTTCAAAGCCTTGTCCAGCATGCGAGCGGTTTCTCTTCAAATGTATGAATGAATATGGTCTTCGGAAGGTCGTATATTCTTAAAACGGATTTGTGCGTGTCTGGTAATATAGCCTTCCTCTCTCACAGTACAAAATGGGTCGCTACTACATTCGCTTCTTTGAACAAGGTGTCGAGGTGGACTGGTTCCGTCTGGATTACGATACGCTGGATTATCTCGTAGACAACATCCTGGATTTGTGTGGACCGACGTACCATTCGCGTGGATTTCTGGACACGTACGATGATGGCGACGACTTGTGTTTGTGCTACTCTCTGTCCGATAGACCTGCGCCAATCCCGAAGGAGATTCTGAGCAAGACGATTGAGTTCGGATGGGGTCGCGACCGCAAGGATCTTCGACTGGTTGGCGACCGCATTCCAATTGATGCGGATTACAAGTTCCAGATTACGTATTACTAGATGTCTGGCGATAGAACTCCTCGTACGACATGCGAGGAGCAGGAGGTGCGGAATTGGAGATGACATGAGGAACAAACCGATTGAACAGCTGCTGTCCTACGATTGCTGATGCTTGCTCGGATGTCATTTCTCCTTTTTCGATTTTACGCTTCAGAGCCAGCATTTCAAAAAAGGTCTGATCCAGTCGGTCTTCAATGTGAAGATTGAACAGACTGGGATAATTGAAATACAGGACTTCATTCTCATTCTTGACGGCCTCCTCGTACGCAGCCTTCTGTCCACTCCGCTTGAGGTTCTGGTACTTCTTTTTGCTTGCGTCCATCTTGCGCACCAGAGCCTGAACTTGTGTCGCAGTGTATTGTGTATCGTTAATATTCCGATTGCCCTCCGCAACTTCCTGTGGTGTCAATTCACGAGCCTGCATGTTTATTACACAGACCAGATGGTTTAAACCAAAACCTCACGCAGTTTGCCCATCAACAAGTCGCATTCCTTTGGGTCGGTCATACCTGTCAAGATGATGTTGCCTGTACGAAAGACTTTCGCAATCCACTTGACATCAGGAAAGTAAATCTTGACTGCGGGATAGACGGCCGGTTCGTAGTTGGTCTTGAACCCCTTTTTCCGCAAGTTTGCGTGAAGCGTATCTCGCGACAGGTTGGATACTCCAACAAGCTTGGTCTTGTAGTTCATGAGAACCACACGACGATTCTCGGGTGTCCATGTTCCTTCCATCATCGCCTTGGGACATTCCTTTTCAATGTGTTCACGCAGACAATTTGTCACATCGCGGTCATACCGTTCATCCAGCACACCCGTGATATGAAAGACACCATTCTGAAAGATTTTGACTGTAATTTCCTTTTCAGGGAGAGTTCCATCGCCCTTGGACAACAAGACCAGCGTAATACTGTTATGTCCAAATCCAGTGGTTCTGCGAGGTTGTGTAGGTGTCTTGCGATGCCGAATCTTGTCTTTCTTGGACTCGCCTCTACGCAATACACCTTGCTTCTCAATCTTGATAATCTTGTCTGTCAGTGGAAGTTCATGAACCAAAACCTCCGTATCCAATCGGACGCCCATCGTGTACAGAACGACCATCGTGGTTAGAATCGGGTTCTCCATGAGGTCTGTCCGTGTAAATGGAACGGATTTCGTTTTTCCAAGATTGCGAAAAAGCCAACGGGAAAAAGCTGACAGCATGACATTCAAATTTCCGAATGGCTTTGCGTAGAATGACTTCTTCATGAGGAGTCAACATCCATCCATCCACATACCCAAACCAAAGTTCTACACCATTTTGATGATGAACAATATCGTCAACCGCTTGTGCGAATTCATTCAAAGGGATTGAAGATAAATCAATTGTGTTTTGCGGCCGAAACCGCGGATATGTATAGACATTCAACATGTTTACAAGAGTAGAAAAGTCTGTAAGTTGACTTTACGCATTGGTAATTACAAATGAAGTTGACTTGAACTGACCGGCAACATATACCTTTCCACCTGTCTTGTCTATTGCAACAGCACGAGCAATGTCTGCATCCGTTCCTGCCATGTTCGCAAACCATTGCACAGTTCCTGTAGGACTGTATTTTACGATGAACGCATCATCAAGCCCTGCATTGGTGAGTCTCTTACTAAATGACGGCCCGCTTGCATTGTAAGCTGCAGCGGTTGCTGTTCCCGTTTGTCCAACAACATAAACATTGTCATTTGCATCTGTGGCAAGATCCCAACCTCTATCATTTGATGTAGATCCAACCCTTGCAACCCATTGCACGACTCCGTTTGTATTGTATTTTACAATGTAGCAATCCGTACTTCCCAAACTTGTCAGTGTAGTTCCAAACGGGGTTGCATCAAAACTGTAAGCGGTGAGCGTAGAATCTGGACCGGCTTCACCAGTCACGTAAACATTGCCACTGGAATCAGTTGCCAAACCCCATGCACTATCGTTTACGGTTGTAGCAATTCTCGCAATCCACTGAACGAATCCAGATGAGTTATACTTTGCAACATATGCATCCGAACCTCCAGCAGCAGCCAACCCGGGAATGAATGAACTTGAATCCGAGTTATATGCAACAATAGATCGGTCGGTACCAGTTAATCCTGCGACGTATAAATTTCCATCGTTATCGGTTGTTAGGTTATATACTCGCTCTGTTCCTGAAGTCGAAAGCCTCGCAACCCATTGCACAAACCCACTTGAGTTATATTTCGCGATGAATGCATCCCATCCTACATTAGGCATTACTGTGCTAAAAGAACTTGAATCTGAGTTATAGGCAGTAAGAGGTCCACCGTATTCTCCTCCAACGTATAGATTTCCACTAGGATCTGTGCATATACTCCAACCTCCATCCCACTGAATGCTACCGAGTCGTGTGACCCATTGTACAAATCCGTTCGTATTGTACTTGACGATGAACGCATCACTGCTACCACTATTACCAATCGTGGTTCCAAAAGAACTTGAATCCGAGTTGTATGCAGTCATATTTGTATCACTGCCACTTGGACCGGTTACATATACGTTCCCGCTGGGATCTGTGGTAATAGCGTAACTGATATCTGCAACTCCCGAAGCAACCTTTGCGACCCACTGAACAGTTCCAGTAGAATTGTATTTTACAACAAATGCATCGCCTCCTCCAATATTCGTCAATGTAGTTGTAAATGCCACTCCACTTGCGTGATATGCAGTGATGGTTCCATTACCACCCTGACCTGATACGTAGACATTTCCATTCAAATCTGTTGAAATTCCATACGCAATGTCGCTACCCGAAGAGGCGATCTTTGCAGCCCACCGTGCAATTCCATTCGTGTCGTAGCACACAATAAATGTATCCTCAAGACCAGCCGTTGCTGACAACGGAGCAACAACTGGGATAACTACGGCAGTAGGTGCCACAACAGGAGGAGCAATGGCTTTTGCAACAACAGACTGTTTGACAATACTGCCAATCGCACCGAGCGACCCAAGTCCTCCACCACTTCTTACCGCAGCAGCCGAAGCTTTCGCAGCTCCAGGTGTGCCAGCAGGTTTGGACGCAACGTCATTTGCAACTGCAGAAGACCGCACAACCGACGTATAATCGGAAGCAGAGGGTGTTTGTCGTGGCATTTATATTTATGTAATACGAACATTCGGCTCAATCGTGTGTGCGATAGGACCCACTTTATCCTTAAGACCCTGACGTTGAGCAGTTGTCAAGGAACAATTGCACCCACTTGCAAACGTCGGAGGCTTGCCACAGACCGTACAGCAATTTCCACGTAGATACGCGTTTCGGGCAGCCTGAACAGCCGCTAACTGCGGATCAGCAGCCAGACGGTCGTTATACTCGGGAACCACTGTAGAAGAATAGCAAACCTCGCGAATCTGAGACGGTTTTGCGTTGCGAGGAAGCTCACTCTGGGCAAGAGCCTGTGCACCTTCAAACCCTACGAAAATTGACGCATCCTGAACTTCATGTGCCTTGGCGTAAAAAGAACGTACCTGCGTAGAAGGTCCATCCAACACCAATACACCTGCGGAACGAGGGTTTGTACTCTCCAACACAGCAGCTGCCGCCCGAAGCTTGACAATTTCCGTCTGATGTCCAGCATCGCGATGGGGACGAGTATCGCGGAATTTTTGGAGTCTCTGCTGCTGGCGACTCAGGTATTCGCTGTAGGAAGACATTTACTCTTTACGAACAAGTAAAAAGCAATGGAACCACTACGGATTCGCATTCCCAATCTCCAATACTGTTCAAACGACAATTGCTATAGCCTCACACGAAACTCTGTATGTAAGAAGTGTATTTACAAAACCTTTTCAGATTCCCGGATGCGTCAAGAAATGTCTCCTGCAACACTCCCTCGTCAAACCCAAGTCGTCCATAGCACGCCCCTCCGCAGTTTTCTTCGTGGTTGAACTGAGATAGACCAACTCGTCCTTCTCCGGTCGTCCGTCTTCGACGCGATTGCCCTTGACAATCTCCAGATACCGCTTCCACTTTCCAGCAATGGGAAGGTTGCACGTATAGCACTTGATTGGAATTGGGAAATCCATTGTACTTGTTCTCTTATTATCCTAACCGACTTCCGTTTTTCTTGTCTACCGAAGAAACAATGAAACGGCAAACCATCGTGCTTGGAGTTCTGGTTGTTCTTGTGATTCTCACATTCCTGTTGATGGGCGCACAACAGCAAATGTTCCCTGGAGTCATTGACCTTCCTGCTCGCGTTCAGCAGGATTTAGCCAATGAGAAGAAGCGGTTTCTTCCGCAAAACAGCGTAGATATTTCCATGGCCATGAAGCTGGTGACGCATGAGCCTCCCAACATGCTCGCACCTCCTGCTCCTCAGCCTCCTCTGCTTCTGTTCCCTCCCTCTGAGGAGACTCTGGAACGTTTGTCTGGCAAGTAAACAATGACTCCATTCAAACAGAATGTATTGATTTTCTTGGTTGTGGTTGCGTTCATTCAAGCAGGTCTGGGAGGTCTCCGCGACATGTTTGGAATTTCAATCTTTAACGTTTCTTCGCAGCACGGGTGGCACGATGCGATTATCCTGCTTCTGCTGGCCATCCTGATTGCCATAACCATGAAGTAAAAACGGATTTGTGTACACCAGAAACAAGAGACTTCCCCCAACAGTCAAAATGAAGTCTCAACGCATCAACGCCTACTCCCGTCTGGACGACGAGCTCTTTATGAGCGACGAACTTGAAGAGTTGCTGTATTCGCGGTGGCTCTTGAAGTTGAAGCAAGAAGAGGAACAGAAGGCACAACAACGTCAGGCACTTTGGAACCTGTTCTTCAGTGGAAGTTTGTGTCATCTCCACGACCGCTATGGATGTCGCGAGTGCCGTGTGTATGGTTTGGGTCTGTGTCCGTCTTCCAAGGAGGAGTGATTACCACATGACCTCCAGTTCTTGTGCCGACCAGTATTCCGATTGACCGTTTGGCATCTGACGACGAATGAGGAATGGAAGTTTGCGTTGTTCAATCTCCCTTTTTGCCACGTTCCACACAAACATCGGATCGCTTGTCTTGAGTCCATCCAGACTGACCAGCGGTTTCGCACCCTGAGCAATTTGTTCCGCACGTGTTGCCAACAGAGTTGTGTATTCATATTTCGTAAAGTATTCGCGAGTAATGCGAGGTTGCTTGATAGCATCCACGACTTCGTTGCGAAAGATAGGTTTGACGTCCATTGTAATTCCTACTCTTTTTTTGTGTGAAAATCTTCCGTTTTTCAACCAATGTTTTTCGCGAAGGTAAACAATGCCAAACATCTCTGCTTCGGATTACACCACATATCTGAAGTTCAAGGCCGCGGCTGCGACTCCCATTCGTCCAGGAATTCAGACTCGCGACAACGCAACCCTTTCGCAGTCTGTCTTGAACGCAAATATATTGGCAAGTCAGGCTGCGTTTATTACAACGCCGAGACTGACTGCCATTCGTGGCAATGCTCGTGTACAGGCAATTCTTCCCAGACGTACAAACGCTCCAGATGCAAAGTCTACGCTGTCATGGACTTCGGGGTCATCAGGCAGTGTAAGCTCTACAACATCGTCCAAGTTTGTACAGCCTGGCGGTCTACCTGCAAATAATGTGGTCGGAACATACACTCGCTTACCTACGAATGCAGGTTGGGCAACAGGTCAACCCAATCAGACCAATTCGTCTGCTCCTCGCAATACGGCACAGAATTACCTGTACATAGCTTAACCACGTGCCAACTGCTTCCAAGTCGTGTCGCAAATCGCACACTGATACATCCACACAACATTGACTGGATCCAACTTGATACCTACAATATTAGACTCACCTCCTCGTGTCGAACATTCCTTGTTCGGACAAACCATAGTCGTAAAGCGAGGAAGAGTTGGATCATACTTGAGATATGGATTGATTGAATACTGAACTGACGTATCCTGCTGTAAGTCGTGCTCGTAGACAACAGGATTCGCCTTGGAAACCTCTTCTTCATAAGGACAACTACGGCACTTGAGAAACGCCTTCTTCTCACGTTCCTCGATCGAGTAGAGAAAGTTGTTGCACTGCTGACAGAACTTCATGGTACGGTTATCCTTGTTAGATTTCAATAGATTCCTTTTGAAAAGCGGAAACGTGCGTTCAAAACGAACTTTGTTCGGAAAAGTCGTCTGGGGTAGGAGTACAGGATGCCGACCAAGCTTGACCTTTTCCTGAATGGAAACCCAAATGGGAAGTCTGATCAAGAGAAGGCTGGAAGACTGACTGGCAAGGGACAATCTTACACAATCAATACGATGCAGGGGTTTGATCACTGGATGGTGAATTCTGATGATATGGATGAGTTCTATAAGCTATACTATGCGAATATCCTGAACGGCGTTCCAATGTATTATACAGAAAAATGTACCCCGATTGGACAGTTGCGTGTAGATTTGGATTTCAAGTATGACGGAATTGTAGATGAACACAGGCACACACAAGAGCAAGTAGTTTCCTTTGTCAAGGCGTATATGGAAGAGGTAAAGAAGCTTATTGATATCAAGGATGACGCAGAGATTTATGTATTGGAAAAGGACTTTCCTACATATGACAAGGCAAAGAACATTTCTGCGTCGGGTATTCACATTCAAGTTCCTGGAATCAAGACTCGTCCATCCGTAGAGGAAACCGTCCGTCGTATGATGGTTCGGCGTATGGAAGAGTTCTTTCCAAACCTTGGATTGCGAGATGACTGGAACAAGGTTTACGATACGTCGCCGCTGAATCACAATGGACATTGGCCAATCCTGGGATGTAAAAAGTCTAACGATGGTGCACTGCCTTACAAGATTCGGTATGTGATTGATTGGGATAAGGAGACAGGTGATGTGAGTGTAGACAACGATGTTCCTCTCATTCCTACGCTGGATCTGATTCGCAAGTTGTCTACTCGGTCGGCTCCGTCTGAAGAGACACCCTTGACTTCTGACGGTGAAAAGATCTGCCGTCCTCCTCCTAGCGAGACTGTACGTACTGTAAATCGTGGACGCAGCAATACACGCGATTCTCCACCATCGCGGAGTTCTTCACCTGGTCGTCAATATGTAGAACCACTAACAGAGGCTCGGGAAAAGTATATTCGTGCACATGTGTTCAACCTTAAGCAGGAACGGTATGTCGATTACAAGTCTTGGATTGATGTTGGATTCTGTTTGAAGAACATTCACCCAGACCTGGAGCAGGTGTTTCAGGACTTTAGTGAACAAATCAACTCTGTCGAACCTGGCAAGTACAATCAGGCCGATTGTATGAACAAGTGGAATACATTTGGATTTCGTGTGGAGGGAGAGCGTCTGAGTGAGAAGAGCCTACGATATTGGTCTCGTGAAGATAATCGGGACGGGTATGAGGAGATTGAAAAGGGTAACGTAGACAAGTTAGTAGATGACGCAGCCGCAACGGGTACAGATTATGACGTTGCGTTGGTTGTACATGCGAGATATCGCGATGAGTTTCGTTGTGCGTCGTATGTCAACAATGATTGGTACTATTATGTCGGTCATATCTGGCGTAATTCGGAGAAAGGTGTAGAACTTCTTAAGCGACTGTCATCAGACATTGCGAAAATGTTCCTGGAGAAAGAGCTGGTTGAAGGCGAGAAGTTGCGTATAAGCGGTGGATGTGCTCATAAGGAGCTAGATCCTGAGTGCGATAGTTGTCAAGCAGAAGCCAAGAAGAAGAAGTATTCTACTGTTCGGCTCAAGCTCAAGACGAATGCATTCAAGAATAGTGTTATGCGAGAGTGCCAAGTTCTCTTCTATGACCCCGACTTTGCAAAGAAGTTGGACGACAACAAGCACTTGATTGCCTTCAACAATGGGGTGTTTGACACACTGTGTCAAAAGTTTCGTGAAGGGCGTCCAGATGATTGTATCAGCATGTGTACCAATCTCGATTACAATCCAGAAATCAAGTATCACGAGTTTCCTTGCTGGGAAGAACTCAAGTCTTTCCTGGACAAAATTCTCCCTATTCCCAGTGTGCGTATGTTCTTCTTGAAGCACCTTGCAACCAATCTGTCTGGTGTATTCCAGCCTCGATTTATCATTATGACAGGCAATGGGTCAAATGGCAAGTCTATGTTGATGAACCTGATGTCAACGGGGATGGGCGACTATTGCTACAAAGTGAATGTAGCCATGTTCACTCAAAAGCGTGGAAAGGCAGGTGCTGCCGCTCCCGAATTGATTCGTATGCGAGGCAAGCGTTTCGTGATGATGTCTGAACCTGACGAAGGAGAGCCTTTGTCTACTGGTATTCTAAAGGAGTTGACGTCATGCGAAAAGGTATCTGGTCGTGATCTGTTTGCAGGTTCCAAACAAATGATAGAGTTTGACGTACAAGCCAAATTCCATCTCGCATGTAATGAGAAGCCTCCTGTGAATACGACGGACGGCGGTACATGGCGTCGACTGAAAGTGGTTCACTTTCCGTCAAAATTTGTAGCAAATCCAGAGGGTCCCAATCAGTATATGGTAGATGAAACCATTCAGCAAAAGGTCTTGTCTCCCGAGTGGGCAACATGTTTTATGAACTATCTGATTCATCTGTATACGGAAGGCAAGGGTCTGGGCAAGTTGTCGCCCCCTGCAGAGGTAGAGGCTTATACAAACGAGTACCAGGATGATTCGGATATCATTGCTCGATTCATTCGCGAGTATGTTCATAAACGCGAAGGAGCCGAGGGGCAGGAGATTGTTCCTGTTCCTTGGACAGAGGTGTCTACAACTTTCCAAGAATGGAAGCGTCAGAATGAATTGGGGCATCGCGGAAGTGCGACTGAACTCAAAAAGAGATTAGAAGATCGTTTCGGAAAGCTGCGCAAGGGCGGATGGACGGGAATTACTTTCGGCGTGGCTTAGACTTCCGCGTCTTCTTCGTACCTTTACGACTCTTCTTCTTACCACCCTGAACACCATCAATGGTTCCCGACGGCTTGAGTGCTGCGAGGGCAGACTCGGCATCTGCGAGTTCTTTCTTTTTTGTTTCCACCGCTGCCTCGGCGGCTGCGAGTTTTGACTCGGGATCCTGTCCTGTCAGTTTTGCGAGGTAGTCCATTATTTCTTAGTGTTTAGTTTTTCCTTTTAGGCCGGCTTAAGCAGTCTTGCCCGCACCGATCTTGGACAGGTAGTACGTGCGCAGCACACCGATCGCATAGACCACGACGGCGAAGGAGACCATCAGCTGGATTGTCGCAGCAATCAGCTCGCCAGTCTTCAGGGTCACACCACCCACGACCACGACGGACTCGGAGATACCCTTGCTGCCCAGGGGCGCCAGCAGAGGAGCAACCACGCCATCCACCAGGGCGGAGAAGAAACGGGCAACCACGGAGCCCAGGTAGAACGCAGCGGCGAGGATGATGATGTCCTTAGTATCGAGCATTTTGTTTGTAAGTGTGGATAATCTTTTGAACCGATGAAAACGGATTTATTTATGCCAACGCACAAAGTCAGCCCCTTTTCCCTACACCACACATCAGAAATGGAACGCATTCCTTCCGATGTTTGGCGCGTCTTCGTCTTTCCCTGCTTGGATTGGTCTTCGCGAATTGAATTGAACCGAGTTTTGGATCCAGAGATGCGGGTTGTGCGTAGAGTTAAGGTGAGACAGTTTGCGAAGCGGGTTGCGTGGACGTCTATATACACAATTCTTGAGCGCGCAAAGTCTGCGAAGACAGACCCGCGCCGAGTGAAAGAGGCGATTCAGTACTGCAGATTTCTACACACTGCATTTGGTAGTTTGTTGTTGAAGACTCCTTCGTTTGTGCGTGTGACCTGGGACAAGATTGCGATGTTTGAATCGGAGGATCCGAATGGTTGGTGGAACAAGTCTCCAAAGTACACCCCAAAACTCAAAAAAGAAACACATCGTCTTCGCGATATGCTGGTTGCGAATGGAATTACTGCATAAGAGTAATGGGATACGACACGCGGTACTGGGGGCCGAGTGCATGGCAGCTTTTTCACTTGATTGCGTTCTTCAGTCCGAATCCGCAAGAGTTTTTGATGAGTATCAAGGATGTTCTGCCTTGTAAGTACTGCCGTGCGTCCACGGCAGAGTTTACGTCAGATATGGGTCCCTGTAAAGACCCCGGGCGGTGGCTCTATGACCTTCACAACATGGTGAATGGAAAGCTGCGCAAACAAGCCGCAGAAGACCCCGTAGTCATCAATCCTGGACCCGATCCTTCGTTTGAAGAAGTCAAGATGCGGTATGAAACATTGATTCAGTCCAAGCCAACAGCCGTGCCCGGGCGAGACTTTTTGTTTGTCATTGCGTCGAATCATGGCGATGCCGATGTCCCTGATGAGTATGTCCAGACAATCCATCGCATGTTCTGGAAGCGGCTGGCACAAGTCTATCCCTTTGAAGAACTGCGTGCGATTGTTGCGGCGTATGTAGACAAATACCCTCCGCGAGTGGAGAATCGGTCAGTCTATATGCGTTGGGTCTATGGATTGTTGGCGAAACTGAGTAAAAAAGTCAAGGCCCCCATCATGACTTACAATGGATACGCACAGCATGTCGCCTACTACAAATCAGGATGCCAAAAGAAGACCTACAAGGGAAAAACATGCCGCAAGATGGGAGGGGGTGGATACACAAAGAATCGGGATCATAAGAAGACTCGGCGAATTTCTCACCGCAGTCTTCTATAATATGTCAGAACCGCTTGGGTTTGCGTCTCTGGGACTCCTTATTTATGCTTTGGTGTATTCTTGGTGTTACTGCCGGAAGAAGCCTGAAGAGCCTCCAGCTGACGAATACGTTTAGCGGAATAACACGTGTCTTTCCCGTATGCCTTGTCCTTGGCAGACTTCTTGCTTTCTCTACGAGTTTTGGGTTCGAAATCCATGATCTATTTGGGATAGACGGGATAAAAGATTCCGTTTTTAGTGCTTGCGGCTACGGCGAGTCTTGCCGCCCTTGCGACGACGACCGCCAGCCAGAGGCGACGCGGTCTCAGCCACACCACCACCGCGACGAGACTTCTTGTACGTCTTCTTCGCCATCTTCAGCACGGCAGACAGGGGCTTGCCCTTGTTCGCCTTCATCGTCTTCTTGACGTGTGCCATCCACGCACTACGCTTACCACCAGTTGTTGCTGCTGCCTCACCCTCCATTTTTATTGAGAACGCAAGAAAGATTCCATACGCAGTGCCTCGGGTTTTTCGCGAAACCCACCCCCCGTGTTGTCATACAGATTCCACTGGCATCCCATGTACATGGGTCTATCCCACTTCGCATTCACTGTTCGCAACTCGGCATCGGGAGCGACCAATACAATGTTGTCGCGAGTATAGCGAATCAGTTCTTTTTCATCACGAGGATGAAGTGCCTGTTGATACGTTAGACGACGAAGATGCGACTCATCCCAAGACAAATTGACCAAGTCTTCCAGCTCTGTTCCTTTCGCATTTCCACCTGAAACAACAATCACCTTCCCCTTGAGTGAATCAATAGGCATGGTCGCGACATTCTTGGGTGTTGTAATCAGACGACGGCGTACAGTTGTCTTCAGATGCTCAGCGACACGATTGAGTGTAATTGTCTTTTCCGTGTGGGGTACGATAGACAAAATGAACGGGTCATTGGAAGGGAACGCATCATTCGCAATCAAAATACAGACTTGCTCAAATGTGATGTTCTCCAATGCGTAGTCATATCCGTCATTCTGGGGATGAAGTGCGACAACGGGATGGTCTTGTTCATCCGAATAGACGTGAACTTCTAACAGACGTACGCCACGAGCAAGTGCGGTGGGAATATCCTCAAAGACAGAACCAGGAGCATAATAATCGCACAACCGTTTTCGAGGTACAAGTGTAGGCGTCTCGCCCAACTTTGTATCAAAAAGCAAATACGCAATCATCAGCAACAAAAGTATGGCAACAAGCCACTCCATTATTCTTTTGAAGATGATTCTATTTTCGGCAGCTTTGGCATTTGAAACAACAGATTACGAAATGCGTTTATGACGTCATCGGGAATCTTTTCATCCATGGGCAAGTTCATCAAGCACGCATAATGGAAATACAGACAATACATACCACATTCAGAATCCTTGTATTGGTGTCGTGTTGTGTTGTACGTCATCTTCATTCCCTGTTTGTGAATGCCTGTCTTGTCCCATTGTTCCTTCCACCGTTTCATGAGTGTTTGAATTTCAGGTTCGGGTTTTGTCGCATAGGAATCAAAGTAAGTCACGCGAGGAAACTCCAACTCAGGACGAATATCGCAAAAGACTGCGACCCAATGTTGTCCCGGCCCATCATGTGGGTCGGTATTGATGACAATTCCAACGCGTTGTTTGCCCTTGTCATAGACATCTTTGAGTTTTAAAGAACAGAGAGCAGACACTAAACACTTTTGTGTTTGACTTTTTAAATCAAAATCAATAGGAACGGTTGCGACATAATAATAATCCGCAAACACTTCCATGTAGTTTCTTTCAATTGCGTCAATGTCATCGGAAGACAGCCATTCATAGCGATTCAATGCCCATTCTTTGGGTGCTTTGGGTCTTCGCAGCAGACTCGCAACAATACATTCCGCACGACCTGTATGACATTTGTCGCGCAGACGGTTCTGAAGTTCTCTCCATGTGGATTCGGCATCGCCCTTGGAAATGGGTGACTCTTTTGGATGTTCTTTGTTGTAGACTGTTCGCAAACGTTCAATCTCTTCTTCGTCAAATACCGACATCCCCTCTTGTTCAAAACGGACACTTTTAATCCCTGTGTCGAGACACCATAGAATGGAAACTCTGAAGCCTATCCTGTCTCGCTATCTGGAAGTCAGCAAGCAGTTGAGCGAAGTCAATGTTCAAGCAAAGGAATTGCGTGAGCATCGCAACGAAGTAGAAATGGATCTGGCTGCTGCGTACAATGAAGCTCGTATCAAGGAGCCACTGCCCGAGAAGATTGACCTTCACAAGTCCAAGATGGTGTTTCTGGTGAAGAAGCCCGGTGAATGGAAAAAGGGGTGGACTCTCTCAAAGAAGCAGTTGGAGCTGTACCTGAAGGACATTCTGCCCGAGCATGGTGAGGATGTGTTTAAGGAGATTGTGCGTCGTCACGAACCTACGCTGGTGGTTGATGAGTATTCGTTTGATCTGAAAGCCACGGAAGAGTAAACTGCAACCAAACCTTGCAAGACTTGCCATCCGATGTATCAATATTCAACAATGCTGTCGGGAAATGTGTATCTCTGTACTCTCCTGCTACATTCAACAACGCGTTATAGACACCCTCTCTTCCATACGTCTCAAAGATGCGGTAGTAATGGTTCACTTGATAACAGAACCGTTCCTTTTTGTCTTGTCTGAACACACTGTCGGTCACATCGCGTTCAAGCTGTTGAACAATCTGGAGGGGAGGAACAAAGTCGGAGCGGAGTGTGTGATACAGCATTTCTTCGCGACCCCGCTGTGCGAGGTCAGTCATCTTACGAAGCTTCTCAAAGGTCAAAGGTAGGTTCTCCATTCTGTAGGGGTTACTTTAGGGGGATTGAATTGTGTGAATCCGTTTTGATGGGTGCTATGAGCGTTTGCCGTAGTTCACGTAACATCTCTTGCATTTTTTCAATGTCTGCTTCAACTGCTTGAAGACTTCTTTCGACCATAAATCCTGAGTGAAGTCGAGAAATCAACGGGGTCATCTCTCTATGGAGACATACGACACGAGCAGTGAGATTCACCAAAGGTTTGACCATTAAGTTATGACATGTTCGCGAGATATTTTTAAATTGGTATATACAAACCATGGATCTGAACGTTCTTGTCCCCGTCGTTCTGTTTGTTCTGCTGTCGCCCGGTGTCCTGCTGTCCCTGCCGCCTGGACAGTCTCACATTGTACAGGTCGTGACCCACGCCGTTGTGTTCGGTGCTGTCTACACGGGTCTGCGCATGACCTTCCCCCAATACTATTAAAACGGAACGGAATTGATGAAGAATAAGATACACTATGGAATTGTATTGTCCCTATAACCCCGCCAACAAGTTCTTTTCAGAACGCGATATCCACAGAATTCTCCACAAGCATGGGCTGCCTCATTATAGAGTGAGCAACCCACGCGTGTTTCAGACAGCTATGGTTCACACAACCTATGTGCGACGATTGGAATACACAACCCCTGACGGTCAAATCGCTCAATTGGCACCGTGTCCTCCAGGTGTCATGCCTCTCCAAGATGAATCCTATGAGTGTCTGGAATTTGAAGGCGATTCGGTGTTGGGCGTCTGTGTTGCGACCTATCTTCGCAAAAAGTACCCCGAAAAGAAGCAGGGATTTCTGACTGACGCACGCAAGACACTGGTCAACAACGAGTGTATCGGTCAACTGTCCAAGAAGATTGGACTGGACAAGTTCTACGTGATTTCACGGCACAATGAGGAATCGGCTGCCATCAACGGACGCAACAATACCAAGAAACTCGGCGACATCTTTGAAGCGTTCATTGGTGCATTGTGGACAGATTGTGGAAATCGGTTTCCGATTGTCTATACCTTTGTAGCCACCGTCATGGAGGCATACATAGATATTGAGGAAGCAGTCAATGAAACTACAAATTACAAAGACTTGTTTCAAAAGTATTATCAGCGTGAGAAGAAGTGTACTCCCGTGTATGAAATGTTGTCGAATGACCCGAAAAAGAATGAAATTCACGTGGTTGTGTGCGATCCCGATGGAACACAATTAGCGTTTGGGGTTGGAACGACACGTAAAAAGGCGGAACAAATGGCTGCGAAACAGGCTATGCGGATGTAAGCATACGTTCGCGATATGCCTTCATCGTTTCAAGCATTGTGTGTAAATTCTGAATCTCCTCTGCCGATTGTTCTGTCGCAATTCTCGCTTTTGTTCGAGCGATAATGTCGCTATAAATGTTTTCAAAATCACCCATCGTCATTCCCGTCTTCTTCAGTGTGTCTATACATTCTTCGCATTCCATCATCATCATGATATTCGCAGTCTTTTCGGCATTTTCATATTCATTTTTATACTCAAGTTGTTCGTCATTATTCATATCTTTCAACAGAGTATCAAACTTGGCATCGTCAATCGGATCTTCAACCACAATTTCACTTAAGCGAACAAGGTACGGTTCCCATCTCTCGTTCCCCGTAGGAACTGTTGCTCCACCCCGAAACTTCTTTTGTGTCATTAGTCTCTTTCGTGTATAGCGTTTCATCGTCCGTCCACGTTTTTGGAGAACAGCCTTGGTACAAATCGCAATCGCTGCCGACTCTTTGTTCGAGCCTTTGCGTGCTTTGACTGTCTTTTTGACCGATTTCACACAACGATTAAACTTTCTTGAAAGACGACTTCTTCCTCCTTTCGAAGATTGATTAGGAGGAAGCATCGCATTTCGTTTCCTGAGTTCCTCCACGTTCTTTTGCATTTCTGCCTTTACCTCAGGCTTTGCGAGGTGTTTCTGACCCTTATCCAAAACACCATAAATAGGTGGCAGGTTACTCATTATCTCCTCCGCGAGACCTTTTTTGACTTACGCGACATGCGGCGAGTCTTCTTTCCAGCCTTCTTCGCGAGTGGGTTTGTCATAGTTGCTACACCCATACGCTTTTCTGCGACCTGACCACGACGCCAGTCCTGGTACTCGCTTTCTTTCTTTGCCATACGAGTCTCTTCCTCAGACAGTTTTGTGGGTGCTGCCGTTCCAATTGTTCCCTGCCCTACATTCTCCAGCAGAACAGAGCCCGTGCGTGTGTTTTTTCCTTGAGGGCGAGGAGCAACTTCTCCTCCTTTGCGTCCGCGTCTTGTCCGATGTCTTGGCATTTGTATTCAACATTGGAAAAACCGCGGACAGCATGGAAGTAGATTTTATCCTCCCGAAGTATAAAGACAAATGGGTGGAGGTCTCTTACAGCTCGTTGCCTATGGCGCCCAGGACGCCTACATCACAGGAAATCCGCACATTACCTTCTGGAAGGTTCTCTACAAACGCCACACCAACTTTGCCGTAGAGGCGATGCGTGTGAACTTTACGGGTTCGCCCGTGTATGGCCAGCGTGTGGTGGCGGTGGTGAACCGCAACGCCGATCTGGTGTGGAAGACGTATGTAGAGGTGACGCTGCCCGACACCCGTGCCTCTGCGACGGGTAAGTCGTTTGACGTGAGTTGGACTGGCGGTGTCCAGCGTCGTCTGGGATATGCTCTGCTCCAGCAGATTGAGGTGGAGATTGGTGGTCAGATCATTGACCGCCACTATGGCGAGTGGCTGTACCTGTGGGAGTCGCTCACGGCAGACTTTGATAAGGCGATGAAGCTCGATACGATGCTGGGCGGTCGTCAGCCTGCGATTACGGGCAACACGTCCTCGGCTGCTGCTTGTAATGGTCGCCCCAGTGTCATGTACGTACCGCTCGAGTTCTGGTTCAATCGCAACCCTGGTCTGGCACTGCCTCTTATTGCTCTCCAGTACCACGAGGTGCGCTTCAACATCACGCTGGCGGATGCGACTGACCTGGTGAGCAAGGGCAGTTGGGCGTCTGTCGCACAGGCTGCGGCGAACCTGCCTGCTCTGCGGGACATGGCACTGTACATCGACTATGTCTATCTGGACGTAGATGAGCGCCGTCGGTTTGCCCAGGAGAGCCACGAGTACCTGATTGACCAGCTCCAGTACACGGGTCAGCAGCAGCTCACGACGCAGGCAGGCCGCATTGACCTAACCCTGAACCACCCTGTGAAGGAGCTTGTGTGGGTATTCCAGGATGCGCGCAAGACGGATTGCGGTTCTGCGACCACTGCGTCTGCTGGCTACACCCAGCCTTTCAGCTACGATGACATTGTAGACCGTGCTCGTCTCCAGCTGAACGGTCAGGATCGCTTTGATGAGCGGTATGGCGACTACTTCTGGAAGGTGCAGCGCTACCAGTACCACACGGGCGGTGGTTTCGGTCCCGTGGCTCGCGCAGTGGTAGACACTGTATCTTCAAGCGCAACAGACCCTCTGCTGCTGGGCGACATGAACTTCATCAACGTCTACTCTTTTGCCATCAGCCCTGAGGAGCACCAGCCGTCTGGCACTTGCAATTTCTCTCGCATTGATACGGCAACCCTGGTGTATGATGCCATTAACACGTCGACTACTCCTTTTGTTCCCACCAAGACGACCCCGTGCAACTTCCGCATGTACGCCGTCAACTACAACATCTTCCGCATCATGAGCGGAATGGGTGGTCTGGCTTACAGCAACTAAGTGTGATAACCTCAAATGGCGTATTGGGGTCATCACCTTCTGTTGAATGCTCGTCGTTGCGTTCCTTCTACGATTCGGTCGAAGTCTATGATTGAGGCATTCACTCATAGTTTGGTGAAGAAGATTGATATGGTTCCGTATGGAGAGCCACAGGTGGTGATGTTTGGAACGGGAAACAAGAAGGGATATACGCTGGTTCAGCTGATTGAGACATCCAATATTACGGGTCACTTTGTCGAAGAGACAGATGACATGTATCTCGATGTCTTTTCCTGTAAGGAGTTTACACCCGAGACAGTCGAAGAGGTTGTGAAGTGGTATTTCGGACCCAAGAATATTGATACCAAGTTTGTATCACGAGATGCGTCTATTTATATGCAGTAAATTGAGGACCACAACCCAGAACACTATACAAAAAAAGCATCCCAAACACAATCCAATACCACATTAAGAAAACAAAAACAGCATAGCAATAAATGGGTATTCCACGTGTTTATTGGTATGTTTTGCTGATTGTCATGTTGGAGACGATGGCGATGGGGTGCTTCAAACGAAGCATTGACAATAACGCATTCTTTGCTTTGGGTGTGTTGTTTTACGCTGCTGTGGGTTATTTACTGAGATTGACGATGAATGCGACTGGCATGGCAATGACAAACGCATTATGGTCGGGTATGTCTGTCTTTGCGACAACGGTTGTGGGTATTCTGTTGTTTAAAGAAGTTCTTCACCTTCACGACTACTTTGCGATTGCGATGATTGTTACAGGCGTGATGATCTTGAAAGTCACCGACTAAACACTTTGGTATTGGGACTACAAGTTCCAATTCCCAGAGTCTGTTGCATCATAATCGGTGCTGGACCCGAACCAGGGCATTTCTCATGGTCATGTCCCAGTGAATGCCCCATCTCATGCGATACCATATACTGACGGTATTCCAATAATGGTAATTTGGATGCTGCTGATCCGTGAAACCACCGATCCGCATTGAGCCAAATCATATCCCCACCCAACACAGCACATGATAAGGAATCGTCTTTACACCCTTCATGTTTCAGCGTAGAAGGGTTACACAGCCGAATCAATTTCGCAGGACCCTTTGGCACATAGACAAACGTGTACCACTGTGCCCATCCATCAGGATCTGCCAAGTAAATCGCAATCTCTTCTTGAAACTGTTTTGGATTGTACTTGACGTCGGGATCTACAGATGTCCTGTAGCGAATCGTCTTCTTCATTATGTAGAAAACGGAAAGCTTTCTGTCTCCTCCATGTTGTGTATCCCAAAAATGAATCGTATTGCCAAGACCGTTTGTCCTCTTCCTTCTCGTGTGATGAGCATGTGTGATACAGGGTGTATCTATAGAGAGCCGACTTTCAAGCACCTTCGCTGTCCCAAGGCAAATAACCTCAGTCCTTGTGCTGCCCCTTGTCCGCCCGATGTGTGCGATTGTAAGCATGTCATCAAAATCAACCTGCCTCTCGCAAAGAATCTTGAACTGTCTCTACAATGAAGTGCTCCCACTGTAAAAAGAAAAGTCACTTGGAGTTCAAGTGTCAGTGTGAAAAGGTGTTTTGTATACATTGTCGCTTACCCGAAGTTCATGTTTGCCCTACCTATGTTGCGAAGCCAATTGAGTTAGTCGCAGTGGTGGCACCCAAGGTTGAGAAGATCTAGGCGGAGGCGTCATCGGTTCAGGTAAGGTTTCGTCATCGGACTCTTCCTCACTTTCAGAATCCGAATCAAAGTAATCACCGTCAAGTGTAATCGCCAATATTTCCATAATCACTTCCGCACTGGACTGCGACATCCCATGGCGTTCCAGAATCCGCACGTCAATCTCGCCTTCCCATGACTCGTCGTCCAACAAATCATAAATGTCCGACGAATACCGCACAGAGATGACAGTCCGCTTATTTCCATTGCGAATGTCTTGAAAGGTCACGTGGTACAAAGAACCAGGAAGCACTTCTTGGATATGCGATTCCACAAAATCCTCCAACTCCAACTCCTCAATTGTATCGGTAACGGCGTTCTCAAGACTCTTCATTTTGGCTTTTGGGGGAAGGGAAAAAGTGGATTGCTCCACAGTTTCCGTTTTGTTTGTTTTAGCACCGATGCCAGTTCCACGGGTCGTTCTCCACCAGATCCTCGTAAGGACCCAGCTGAGCACACTCGCGGCACATGTTGCCCACTGCGGTCTTCAGCGGACTGATGCGGTGGCTCAGGCACATGCAGCAGTCCAGGTGAGGATTGCGGCAGCGGGTCTGGTACCCACGCACGAGTGCCTGAATCTTGATTGCAGAGCCCCTGTAACGCTTCACGATACGCTGAATGTCGCGTTCGATCCACATCTTCATGCCTGCCTTGGCGGCTTCCTTGGCGATCAGTGCGAGTGCCGCACGCCTCGGTGCCTCCAGTCGTGCCCGTTCAGCCTGCTCGCGGACATCACGGTCCGCCCAGTAAGCCTCCACCTGCGCACGCTCAGGTCCAGCTCGGAGTGCCTCGTCCAACTCCAGCCATGCGAACATGTCCTCGTCGCTGTACTTCCACGGCTCATCAGCCATGTCACGGTACAGTGCGAAAGCATTCCGCTTTGTGTGAGCAATAGGCTCAGATGACGATTGGCGATTGCCCGCCGTCATCAGATCACCCCAGCTTGCCGAGGGATCTACCATCACAGTGCCTCCAGTTTTACGTGCAGAGACTACACGGGATGCCCAAGTGTTTGCCATTTTGAGAGGAAGTCTATGGTCTGTGGCACTCACGAATCCGTTTTGAAGAGTTGGAAGTCTTCAAAATGGATTTGCGTTTTTCAGACCAGACAGACCTCCCCCCACATCCAAAATGTCTTCCATCAAGCAGCTTATCATCAACGCCATCATCAAGGTGTCTCAGGCGAACCCTGCTCTCGATCGCGAGGGAGGTGTTACGCACGAGGAGGCACGTGACGACTTCATCCGACTGCTGGTTGCCGAGTTGTTCCCCGAGGATCCTGTTGTTCCCAAGCCCGAGGTTGTTGTTCCTGCCGAGCCTGTTCCCGAGAAGAAGAAGCGTACACCTGCCAAGCCGAAGAAGCCTGTTAGTCCTGGCTCCGAGAATTCCGTTCTGGAGACTTCCGCCGCTGCTGCAGGCGGTGCTGCTCCCGTTGTCGCTGAGCCTGCACCAGCCGAGCCGCCGAAGGAGAAGAAGGCACGCAAGCCAAAGGCAGCAGCAGACGCCAACCTCGCCAAGATCGACCCCACCTGGCGAAAGCATCTGAAGAACGCGGACAAGGAGCACGCCAAGGAGCTGGAGCCTGAGCTACTGACCTACCTGAACGCGTTGAGCAAGGAGGATTTCAACGCGAAGAAGGCTGAGGAGCACATTGCTGACTTTGTTGCTGCCCGCAAGCCCAAGGCTGCGGAACCCGAGTCCGACGGAAAGGTTGAGGCAGACCTCGATGTCGTTGAGTTCAACGGCAAGGAGTATTACGTGAACCCCGAGACCAAGCGGGTCTACGAGGGTGAAGGTGAGTGTGATGCGGATGGAAATTGGACGAGCTACAAGGGCGTTGGATATGTCGGTATGGCTGCGTTTGCCGACATGAAGCTTTAAGCAGGCTGTTCGAGTGCTGAGAGACGAGTGAGTACATTGCTGAGTGTATCTTCTAATGTTTGTATTTTTGCTTTGGCAGCTTGGAGTTGACGGTCGATTTCTTGCGTTGCTGCTGTTGTAATGGTATAAATGGCATCTTTTTTCAATGTCTTGAAGTTTGATACCTGTTGACCATATACGAAATAAGAAGAGTTGGACAAAGTTGTAGGGGTTAAGAAAGAATTGGAACTTACCAAACTTATAGCCGAAATATCAATAACATTGTTTAAACTATCGTATATGCGAATGTTGGCAGGTATTCCATGCGATGGATCAAGAGCAATAACATTTGATTCAAGCGTAAACAGAGTGCCGTTTTCAACTATCTGTGTGTTTGCAAAATCGTAAATATTTGGAACGTATTCAACTTGGTCTTCGGTGGCATAACTGAGAACAGATTCAACTTGTTGAGCAGAGAAACCATACACCCTATTACTGCCACGAACAACAGAATCGATGTATTTATATGTTTTTGGTTGTAAGAGACGGAGTATATCCAATGCCGAAGAATCGTTTACATCTTCATAGTCTTTTTTGATGCGATTGTCAGAACCCATGATAATTCCAGTTGAAGAATAAATATAGTTTAAACCATATATAGACACATTATTCGTTGAAGATTCATTGGTTGCCTCACCTCCTGTGGTTTTACGAAGTGCTGCAGTATATGAGAATGCAGTAGAATTCGATACCATCAATGGAACCGTTGGATTCGTCGTTCCAATGCCCACGTTTCCAGTAGAGGTTATACGCATACGCTCGCTTGTTGCATTGCCTGCACCGGTTTGAAATAACATTGCATTGCTCTGTTCCGCAGCAATCGTAAAATTACCGTTTGAAATGTTAGCAGCACCAATATATCCAGAACGATAAGCAGTTCCAGCAGCGAAACCTCCAAATTCTACATAACCCGTAGTGATTGAATTTCCTATAATCATTCCACAGTATCCATTTGTCGTTTGAGAAGTCCCTCCACGCGTTGATATGTTACCGTTTACGTCAAGCTTGTATAAAGGATCTGCATTTCCAATACCTACATTTCCGTTATTTGAAATTTGCATTGCAACTGTACGAGTTACTGTTGTATCTGCAGTTGTTCCCGCAGTTGTTACACCAAACTGCATACCACCAGTCGTATTGTTCACTGAAATTTCACCACCCCATCGCGATCCAGTTCCTCTCCCCAATTTCCATGTTGTATCAAAATACTGGTTAAATCCTATATAGCTATTGTTACGTCCTATGTAGATTGGGTTAATATCGCCAAATACGGCAACGTTTGACCCCAATGAAGCACCGCTTACGTCCAACGTTGTGAATGGTGCCGTCGTTCCAATGCCCACGTTTCCAGTTGTTCGGCTTAAAAACATTATGTTTGAATTCAAGTCTGCTGCTCCTTGATTTCGTCTGAAAAGAATACCGTCGGCTGTTTCATCATAGCCCAATCCTATGAAAGGAATATCATTGCCGCTATTGTGAAACACAATAAATCCATTCGATAATCCAGAACCTCTGACACTTAACCTATAATTCGATAATGTAGCTGTTCCAATACCCACGTTTCCATTGGATGACACTCGCAATCTTTCCAATCCCGCTGTAACAATTCCTACGTTGCTTGCTGCTGGACGATACAACCCCGAAGACAAATCAGATAAAAATGTATATGACGGTATGTTCGAAGAACCAGCTCCATTCCGAATGTTTATACTCGCCTGTATCGTTCCAGACACATCTAACGCGGTTTGCGGGTTTGTGTTTGAAATGCCAACATTTTGAAGAGGGAAATAGGCTTGACTCGTGGAAAGAAAGTACAAATCTCTCGGGTTTGCCACACCACCCGACAACACCGATGTGAGATAAAAAGCAGGATTGTTTCCAGTTCCATCGCGAACCATTTTCCAGTCTACCAGCACACGACTTCCAGCATTGGTAGGTGCAAGCTGGAAAGTCTGTGCGATTAGATTTCCAGAGGAGGATGTTGAATTGGGGTCTTGTAAGACAAAGCACCTTGCTGGATCGCCGATATCACCTGCATTCGTAGATGTTGAAGCATTGAGCGTCAAGACCGTTGCGCGACTGTCTGTGCTTGTTCCAATTGTAGTTGCACCACTTGATCCAATCCGCAATCTTTCCACACCACTCGTCACAAACCCTAACGTGTTGGTTGTAGGATCGTACAATCCCATGGACAAGTCGTTGAAGAACGTATAGGAAGGAGCAGATACGGTTCCAGCCAAGTTGCGAATGGTTCCATTGACCATCCGCAGACCTGATAAATCAAATCGTCCGCGTTCCGTTCCTGCGCTTGTAAACGCAACTTCTGTTCCAGATGCGGGCATAAAGATTCCTGTGGTACGGTCATCTGACGATGTGTAATGGGGCGCTCCAGCTGTTCCACCAGGACCATTGTAAGCATTTGCAGAGACATCGCCCGCAACATTCAGCCTGGTTCCATTCCAAGTTAGACCCGAGTTCGCGTTTGCGATGGTTGTTGAAGAACCTGTCGCAGTCAACACTCGAAAGTCTGCGGGTGTTGTAATTGAAATACTGGGTCCAGTGGGTCCAGTTGTTCCCGTAGTTCCTGTAGTTCCTGTGGTTCCTGTCGATCCAGTGGATCCTGTCGGTCCTGTTCCCAGAGGTCCAGTCGATCCAGTCGGTCCAGTCGGTCCAGTGGGTCCAGTGCGTCCAGTCTGTCCAGTATTTCCTTCAATGCCCTGAACACCCTGTACGCCCTGTGGTCCTGTTGGTCCAGCTGTTCCTTGAATACCTTGCATTCCCTGGAATCCTTGTACACCTTGAGGTCCCGTAAACCCAAAGGGACCAGTCGGACCAGTTGCTCCTGTATTCACCGCAGAACCAGGAACACCTGTTGGACCGGTATATCCTGTATACCCTGTAGGACCTATATCGGTATACACAAGGTTGTTCCATGACAACGAACCGTCGCCAATTTTGATACGACCTGAATCAATCTCAAATCCCATTTCACCCGCAGCCAAGACAGGGTCGTTGGAACTCCATCCAGACGCAGTGTCGCGACGAAGTTGTATACGTCGCACTGTGGTTTGACAAGACGACATGCTCTTATCTTAATCACACACATTTGATGCGGCATTTCCAGCGTCGATTGCGTTGACATCGGACGACGTGTTCGCATCAATGAAATCACATACAGCTGTTCGTACATCACCACCATCCACACGTTCATTGACCGTAGGACATTCGGCTCTCTTACACACGGCACATTTTGTGGTGGTAAACGGTTGTGTAATGACATCAGGAGCTGGAGGAGACATGAATTCACCCAACATACGCTCTTGACTGGGCAACACACGACTGTCGCGGGCGTTTTGAGCACCCAAAACTTCGGTGTACTGCTTGAGGAGATAAGTATACGCACCTGCTCCATCTTGCTTCCGAACCACGCGAGGGACGTCCACTGTGAATGAAAAGTTGGTCAGAGTCACACCATTGTTGTCTTTCGTATACACACGAGTTGCAAAATTTCCAGCTGAAGCGGGTTTTCCGGAAATAGTATTGGTCAACGGGTCAAATGTCAGTCCTGGAGGCAATTCATCATCGGCAATGAAAAAGTAAATTCTACCTGTCCCCGCTGCAGCCAAGGTTAAAGACATGGGCATGTATTGATAGAGCAAAAATGAAGTTGTGGAAGGCGACGTAAGTGTAGGTCCGTTTCCAAGTCCTGCGTTTAGTGTTAAATTGATGTCAATGACTTTGGTGTCTCCCGTGCGAAGATATTGAGGTCGAGTGTAACTGACAAATCGATTGTTTCCGGGTGAACCCGCTGCCATGTTAGGAAATGAGTCAGTGACATCTGTTTTTATCCATGTTCCAGATACACTTGCACTACTATAGATCTCAGAGACCCAATTCAAACTGGCATCCTGACGACGAACAAAGACATTCCAGTTCGAACCATCATAATTCAAAGATCCTAACAGCAAAGGGGTAACAGACAACGAAAACAGAGTAGGTAAACTTCCTCCAAACAAGTCGTTTGACGACAAATCGACAGTTGACCAATTCACGGCATCTGTTGAATATTTGAGACGAGGATAGTATGAGCTAAACATCCCACCACCATCTATATCAATGCCCGTTGCCATCCAAATACCATTTGCGTATACCAATTCGTACGCGTTCGCGGTAAACGATCCCGTTGCGTCAAACCATGTTTGGCCTTTGTCGCCCGAATATTTGATTGTTGTGGTATTGCCGAAAAAAATAGGAGTTATCGATCTATATAGATCAGAACCTGTCGCCACCCATTTTCCAGAAACGTCAAAATTGAAATACGCAGTTTCCGCGGCAAACCCATTTGTAACCGAATTCCACGTTACACCGTCATCAGTTGACCGAACCATCGCAGGGCCGCCAAAACTGCTTATGCCACCTGCCATCAAAACCCCATCACTGTATTTGAGGGCAACACCTGGGCTAAGATAAGGATTAACAGAAGAGAACGGATTGTTGCTGTTTCGTCCTGTAAGAAAGTGTGATGAAATCTGATCTTGGAGTATACTGAAATGTCTCCACGTCAACCCATTGTCGTCTGAGCGAAGTATGTTTGCTTTGAAATCGTCTATTTCAGGAAAGTAGCGAACTCCCGACGCCCATACTCTTGTTGACCCTGATTTGAAAGCTATGCTGGACACACGTTGATAATTTTCCAATGAATCGCCTACGACAATAGTTTTGATGGTCGTTGCGTTGGTGGATCTCCAAATTCTGTCAAATCCCGTAATCAATACAAAGTTACCATCTACGTTACTGTTTCGGAGTTGAATATCAAATCCAAACCCACTAATTAGAGTACCACTCGTATCGGTCAATCCGCCTTCCCACGACACTCCATTGTATCTGAAAAGACTACCTCCAGCAAACACAAAACTGGTATTTTGAATGACTGGACTTGCCGTAAAGGATGCAGGCAATACACCTGCGACACTTCCTGCTTGTGCTGTAATCGAAAAATTACAACTGGAAGGCAAAACTGCTTGAGGAGGAACACTGGTCGACCAATTCCCCGAAATCAGTCCGCTGGTTGAACCGATGGAAAGTCCATACGAAGGTGTCAGCGACAAATCGTAATTGCTAACTCCTGTTCCACTATACGAAACACCTGTCACGGGAATGACTACAGAACCACCCGCACTGTATGTATAGTTGGATTGTGGAACTGTGAAAAGAATCGTATCGGGTTCAACTGTAAACGGATATGATTTTGAACCCGTTGCGAACCCTGTGGACGCGGTGACAATCACGTCTCCACTCAATGTTGCTGCGGACGAACATGTACCCGATATCAATCCTGCTGGACTGATGGACAATCCACTGGGCAAATTTGTCGTTGTAAAGTTAATCACATTCCGTCCACTCAATACGTTTGTCACTGGAATTTGGAAGGGAGTAATGGCGACATTCTGAACAAAGTTAAATTTGGAAGCTGATACATCTCCAAGTGTAATCACATCATTGACGATTGCAAATTTAATTGTTTTTGCGTTCGATGTTGACGCAGTCGACGCAGTGACAGAGAGGTCTGTCAAAGGTGTTACAGTAGTAGGAATCCCTACAATTGTTCCATTCGAACTTAACGAAAGGCCTGTTCCACTTAATCCTGGAGCAGACAATGTTACAGCACGTCCAGAATTCGCAGATGCGATGAATTGAATGTTTGATGTGTAATACCCAGTCTTGAATTGGTCTACGGGTCTGGACAGAATGTAATTAACACACACATCTCCCACAGGACTGGAAAACGAGATCGTTTCGTCAACAACGCTGATCGTCGCAGACAAGTCGCGTGTAGTCACTCCCGAAGCAGTTGCACGAATTGTATAAGTTGCTGTTCCTGACACACTTAGGATTGGATTTCCTCTTAAATAAGCACGTCCCTGAGAAGGAACGAATAGAAGCGACAAATCAGACCGCAGGTTTGGTGAGAAGATGTTCGTAATGGGAATCGGACTTCCTGTAAAATACGTCTGTGCGCGGAAAAAGATAGAGCTGGGGTCAAATGCGATGTTTGTATACAACTGTGGAACTGTAGATTGGTCAAACAATATAGTAGGAGCAAATTGAAAACTAAACGATTCTGAACTGTCTACAAACGGTAAAGGAACTGTACGAGCTGCCTGAACTGTTGCGTTACATATTCCATTGGTCAAAGCTGTCAAGGCATACGCAGCATTGGACGTCGGTGTTCCTGAGAGCACAAACGAATAACTGGCATCTGTTGTATTTGAAACTGTGAATGGCGATGTCTTGATGTTGCCCGACAAATCGCGAACAACAATTCCATCGGGAAAGGAAGGGAATGTATATCTGACTGTAGAAGACCCTGCTGGAGGAATCGCTGTAATCACACGACTGGGAATCGCTGTACCAATTTCCATTCCGCTAATGGTGGGTGTTCCCGACAAGTTCAGACGTAAGCGTTCATTGCTGACAACTATGTTAAATTTTGTCGTGACAAGCTTACTTCCACCTTGCTGAGTTCCAATAATTTGATAATTGCTATTGGGAACTGTTACAGTAGGCGTTCCTGAAATACTAAA